CAGGCTCCGCTTGCTCTTCGCCGGTCGAATCACAATTTCGTGACCCAGCGGCAGGGACCGGACCACGGACAGCGCCCGGTCCCTTACCGCATCCGATATTAGGGTTAGCTTGAGGTTCACTTTAACCTGCCCTTGAGTTCGTCCTTCTTGGCGATCATGAACTCGAATCTTTTAACTGCTGTACCAACTGGTCAACCTCCGCAAGCAACCGGATAACCTCCGCGCGGATTGGCGCGATAGCCTCTGTGGTAAAATCCAATCGCGGCGGGATGAAAAGTTGCAGTTCCACCGGGAGTCTCGGGTCGTAACTCACAAACTCGCACCACTGCCGCCCGCAGCATTCCATTTGCCAGAGCATTTGGTTGACGTGCTGTGCGGGGATTTTACCGGCCAGCATCCATTCAATGTGCGTGGCCGTTTTTGGGCATTTGATTTCCACCATGCCATCATCCCCGATCAACCCGTCAGGGGAGCAGCCGGTCATTGGGATTACCGGATGGTCGATAAATCCGACCTGATCGACGGTGATATCACGTGCGAACTCAAACGCCTGGCGGGCAAACGGCTCGTTTTCGGTGCCCCACATCATCGCGTTGTTTGTGAAACTATCGGTCTTTTCACCGGTCAGTCGCTCGACGGCGAGCTGCACCCGGTAATCCTTGCGGCTGGAGGCTTCACCCTTGCCCTTGAGCTTCGCCATAACATCGTTGATTTTTGAAGCTGTGATTTTGCCAATACGGCACCGGTGCCATTCCTCAGATCCTTGGACGATTTCCATCACTTGCCCCCTTTGCGTTTGGCCTCAAGGGCTTTGATAGCGGCCGCATAATCCTTCTGTTTGATTTCGGTGAGAGCCCCAACCCGCATAAAAACGCAGAATTTGTCAGGGTCGGAACCGGTTTCCATCAGCAGTGCATCGATGTTGGCGAGTTGGTCATCATCAATCACCGGGTCCGTTGCCCCGCTGGTTCGGGCATCGTCGTCCTGGTCGTGGGTAGCAAGGCCGGTTCCGGCAAGCAGTGTGTAGCGTTGCAGATATGTCACGGTGGAAGCGATTTGCTGGATTTTGTTTTTGCCGCCAGACGTGTCGGGGTCGGCTTGTAGGGTCACGGTTTCGGAGTGCCCGTCAACATGGGAAATCCGGCACGTCACTTTGATTGCCCCCTGGCCGTCCTGGTCTATTTTCCAGTCGTGGGAAATCCCGTGCTTTGCCATGGCCGGGACAATTTGTTCTACCACGTTGCCAAGGGTAGCGTGATCGTATTCTGTGGTGCCGAATTTGACGTGCTTGCCCTTGATGATTTTGATGCCCTCGGCCCGAAACGCAGCGATTGCTTTGTTATACGCCTTGCGGGCTTCCTTGGCCTCGAAGCGATCTTGCAGATCCATGAGCTGTTGCATCTGCTCGATGCTGGCCCCTGCCGCCTGAGCGTTGGCGAGCAGTTGCATAGGGGTAATACCCACCGAAACCGGTTGTATTAGTGCGTGGCCGGTAGGGTCAACAAGTTCAGCGGTCTGTTTTTTATCCATGGTTAATACCTCACTGTGACGTTGGGGATTTTCCCCGCGTCAATAGCCGAAAACAGCAATTCAGCGGCTTCATGGTTGAGTCCTTCGGCAACCATGGCCGCAACAGCTTTCTTGCGCACGTTGGACCGGATGCGGGTACTTTCCTCCCGGCGTTTGATCTCCGCGTCCGCCTTGGCTTTCTCGGCGGCGATGTGCTCACGTTCGCGGCGGGCCGCTTCCTCGGCCTGGAACTTGGCGCGTTCCACCGCTTCCCGTTTCTCCCGCTCGGCGCGTTCGGCGGCTTCCTTGGCCTGACGTTCGGCTTGTTCCTTTTCCGCAATCAGCCGTCTTTCGCGCTCTAATGCGTCGAGCATGGCTTTTTCTTCTGCCTCGCGGCGGATGCGTTCCTCACGATCCCGGCGCTCCTGCTCTTCGCGGGCCTTGCGTTCGGATTCCGCCCGCTGCCGCGCTTCTTCAGCTTCCCGGTTCTGGCGCTCTTCCTCGGCCTTGCGCAGCCGTTCCAGTTCGGCCTGATCGGCTTCGTGCTGGCGCTGTTGTGCTACCCGGTCGGTAAGGGTTTTGATGGCAAAATCAAGGGCTATCTGTGTTTCAGTTTGAAACTCGCCGAAGGAATCGTCAACGGGGTCATAATGACAGAGCCCGTCGAGTGCATCTTGCAGTCCGTCGGCGCTTACCCCTGCATGTGCCCCGGTCGCTTGGGCAAGAAACCCGTCAATTACGGCCCGAATACCGGCAACCCGCTTTTCCTCGGTTTCTTCCCACTCGGTCAACGGCTGGCGGGCCTCGACCTTGAGCGCGTCCAGATTGTCGCGCATCCGCTTGCGCTCAGCGTCCACGGTTGCGGACTTCTTCTTCCATTCGGACACCAAATCCTTGCCGAGGTTGTCCAGGTAGACCTTGGACTTCGCCACCTTCGCGGCCAGCGACGCGATTTCTTTCCGTCCTTTGGCTGTGGACAGGTCCGGGGTGTGGCGCTTCACTTCCTCCTCAATCGCGGACAGAATGGGGTCGAGTGCCCCCGGTTTGAAAACTTCCAGCGCGTTTGCTGGCATCTGCACAATCAAATTGGTCTCTTCCATTTTTGTCTCCTCCTGTCAGTTTTTCGGTTCAATCGCAGCTTCGGCCACCGCCAGCTCCCGGCGCAGCCGCTCGACCACTTTGACCCGCTCGGTTTCAAGGTGTTTTTCGATCTTCTCGAAACACTTTTCATAGCTGGGTTCGGAATACAGGCCGTAACCATCGACCCTCACATTGTAATAAACATAATGCCCGACTTCCCCGTTATCCTGCAAAAAATAGGACTCGGACACCCCCACCGAACAGACCCCTGTGCGGCTGAGGGCCTGCGCTTTTTTGATTGCTTCTTCTCTTGTCATTTTCTCCTCCGTTGTCCCTGTGTTTTTAACTCCCGTTGTTGCGGACGCTGTGCGCCGAAAAACTTTTTTTTAGACATTAATAGCGATCTTGTGCTGCCTTGCAAACCGCTCTACCCCCATCCGCGCCAGGGGCCGGAGCTGGTCAAGGGTTTTCCCGGCCGTTTCCCAATTTGAGATAGTTTGCAGGGATACCCCGACCTCCTGCGCCATGGTCTGCTGATTCAGACCGGCCTGTTTCCTGATTTCTTCGATTTTCATGGTTTGTCTCCTTTTCAAATGTTTCCAGAAATTTAGCATGTGAAAGTGAATACTGCAAGTAGTTTTTATATATTTATTTTTAAAAAAGGTTATTGACACCTGAGGGTGCGGCTGGTAGTCTTTTGGAAAATCAACCACTCAAGGAGGGGTCAGATGATTGTCAAATGTTGCTATTGCGATACCGTTGTCGGAGAGAAAGAGCCGCTAGAAAACCGGGAAGTCACAAGCACGGCCTGCACTTCCTGCTTTTTAATTGAGATGTCAAAAATCGAACTGGGGAAATATGTGCGAAAAGGAGCGGAAAAATGAAAAGGAAGATTCGTTCGGCGATTACCATAAATGATGTGGCGGCGATTGTCTTTGTAATGTTGCTGACCGCCACGCTTGTGGGCATGTCCGTCCAGGGGATCATGACCGAGATGGACAACCGGCACGCTGAGTCCCAGCGGTGGCAAGGAGGCGAAAAATAATGTCATGTTGCGGAGTTGGAAGAGGCGATCACACCAAACATCTGTGTTCTACCTGTGAATATCTCCACACGAGGGATATCGCCGATTCTGGCAGTGTCTGCCATAATTGCATTTGGGACCTTAGTTACCCCATGAAAAAATGTAAGTGGGAGGCTGCGAGCGATGATTGAAACCCGCATCGCCGGAATCCCCTGCCTGATCCGGGTCGACTCCTGCCGGTATTTCAATCCGTTGCCAGCCCGGACGGCACCGAGCACTGAGGATTGCCAGGGCGGGGCGGAAGTCGAGTTTACCGTGTGCGACCGGCGCGGCCGCCCTGCGCCGTGGTTGGAAGACAAGATGGTGGACCGGGAGAGGGAGAAAATCGAGGGGGATATTGTCGGGGAAATTCGAGGGGGATAACAAAAAGCACACCGGCCGCAGGTCCGGTGCTGCGGAAATTAGAATAGGAAAAATAATGTTTTTTTTGAAAATCTATATAACAGCAGCTCTTATAACTTTGGCGGGGGTGTGCTGGATACGCATTGACAAGTGTTTCCGGGATGGTGGGGAATATCCCCCGACATTTATAATGATTGTGCAGACGGTCATGATCTTTGGTGGAATTATAACAGCTTTTGTCAGCGTGATATTGTCCGTTTGGTATCAATAAAATGAGTTGTCAAGCAATCCTTTACAACTGGAAGAGAGGAAATTGTGAAATGATGCGCGCCTGCTTTGCAGATAATGCCGACCTGCCGCTGATATGCAACCACGACAGCGGCGAGACCTGGAATTGCGTCCCGGCAACCGAGGGGATTGCAAAACATGATTGCCCGTACTGGCAGCCGCAGCGGGCGATTGCTCTGGTCAGGACCATTCTCGGCGCTGGTATCAACCCCATTGTTATTTATGGTGAACCTGCGTCAAAGGCCAACGGTCGGGAAATTGTCAAGATTGGCGGAAAACGGCGATCTATCAAATCAACAAAAGCCAGGAACTACGTAACAACGGCCAGGTATCAGCTTAATACCCTGAAGCTGACCCCGATTGGCGGGGATGTTTTCGTGGTCATGAAAATCTACTACGCAAGCCGCCGCCCGGATTTGGACGAGTCGGTGATACTGGATGTTTTGCAGGGGCACGCCTATCACAATGATAGGCAGGTAAAAATGCGGTTTGTCGAGTGGGGGCTTGACAAGGAAAATCCGAGAGCGGAAATCACGGTGGTTCCGTTGTAAATCAGGAAAACAGGAGGAAACATTGGACTATTTAGAATTTCTCGAAAAGAAAAAACACACGATAGGGGACTCCGGGTTTACCCCCGACTGGTTCCCGGAGTGTGGTTTCGACTTTCAAAATCATATCATCGACAAGGCCGTTAAAAAGGGCCGTATCGGGATATTTGCCGACACCGGGCTAGGTAAAACTCTGATACAGATTGCCATCGCCCACAACATCGTCAGGAAGACGAACAAGCGCGTTTTGATCCTGACCCCTTTGGCCGTCGCCTTCCAGTTTTTGCAGGAGGCCGCAAAGATCGGGGTTGATGATATTGAACACACTCGCGGCACCATCGGGCAAAAGAAAATCGTCGTTTGTAATTATGAGCGGCTGCATCTGCTTGATCCTTCCGACTATGTCTGTGTAATGCTCGATGAATCCGGAATACTCAAAAATTTCAACGGGGCGACAAGGGATGCAATAATTGCCTTTATCCGCAAGGTCGAATATCGGTTTTTGTCAACAGCTACCCCCTCTCCCAACGATTTTATCGAACTTGGCAACAGCTCCGAAGCCCTTGGGTATATGGGTTATATGGATATGCTGACCAAGTTTTTTAAAAGCAACCAGGGCAGCGCCGACTCGAACAACCGCAACATTGGAGAGAAATTTTATCTCAAACCTCACGCCGAGAGAGACTTCTTCGCCTGGGTCAATCAGTGGTCGATAATGATAAAAAAACCCTCAGATATCGGCTTTAGCGATGAGGGGTATGAACTACCGGAATTGACCACAAACCAGCACACCGTAAGGAACGAAAATCAGTGGTGCATCGACGGACAGAAATCTTTGTTTGCCATGCCCGCGAAGCGTCTGACTGAGGTGAGGGAAGAGCAAAAACTGACCATCGACCAGCGGTGCGAACTGGCCTGTGAACTGGCCAATGGCAAAACCTCTGTGTACTGGTGCAACCTCAACGACGAGTCGGACCTGCTCGCCAAGTTGGACAAGGATGCCGTCGAGATAAAGGGGGGGATGTCCATCGACAAAAAAGAGGAAATTCTTGTATCGTTTGCCAAGGGTGAAATTGACCGGCTGATCACGAAGCCAAAAATGACCTCAATGGGTTTGAACTGGCAGCATTGCAACCATACCGTTTTTTTCCCTACCTACAGCTACGAGCAATACTATCAGTCCATCAGAAGGTTTTGGCGGTTCGGACAGAAAAACCCGGTAACGTGCGACATGGTTATCAGTGACGGCCAGGCCAGGGTATTACAGGCATTGAAGGAGAAGACCCAAAAGGCCATTGAACTCTATGAGAATTTGGTGAAACACGCGAATCAGGATTTTACCTACAAGACAAAGTCATTCGACAAGTTGGTGGAACTTCCGGATTTTATTTAAAGGAGAAATTATGACAACGAAAGACCAGATTATCACCGAGGATTTTGCATTGTATTGTTCAGACAACATGGAGGTGTTACCAACAATAAAGGATAAATCAATCGATTTGTCAATATACAGTTTACCTTTCATGGGTCTTTATCAATATTCGTCAGACCATCGCGACATGTCCAATTGCGAAACGAGAGAACAATTTCTTCAACAATATGAATTTATGGTCGTTGAAATGGCACGAATCACAAAGCCGGGGAGAATAAATGCCGTACACTGCACCGATATTTTCGACAACTCTTGCTTTCTTTACGATTTCCCCCACGAAATCATCAAAATCCACGAGCGGCATGGATTTCACTACCGCAACCGGATCACTATTTGGAAAGAACCCCTCAAGGTCAGAATGCGGACGATGGTAAAAAGCCTGATGCACAAGCTGATCGTCGAAGACTCGACGCAGTGTTTTACGGCCATGCCGGATTATGTGCTGATTTTTACCAAGAAGGGGCAGAACCAGGTTCCGGTTACTCACCCGAACGGACTGACCCGGTATTTTGGAGACACACCAATACTGCCGAATATCCTTCAGGCATGGAACAACGCCAACGAAAGCCGGTTGACGTCCGACGAGTTATGGAAGCACCTGAACGAAAAGTTTTATGACCACGAAGACCCGAAAAGCAACAAACTCAGTCATTACATATGGCAGCGTTATGCCTCAAGCGTGTGGGACGACATCCGCATAGACAATGTTTTACCCTTCCGGGACAGCAAGGAAGAAGACGACGAGAAGCACGTACACCCGTTACAGTTGGACGTTATCGACCGACTGGTCGAGCTTTACAGCAATCCCGGTGAGGTTGTACTTACCCCGTTTATGGGCGTCGGCAGCGAGGTTTACAGTCCTGTGTCTCTTGGTAGAAAGGCAGTTGGTGTTGAATTGAAGGACAGCTATTACAAACAGGCTACAATCAATGTTTTGATGGCAAAAGACAGATTTGTAGAAAAACCGAAACAGCAACACTTGTTCGGTTAGGTGCGTAGTTTACCCGATAAATATTGATTTGGGAAAACCACTATGGTAGATTGAACTACAAAAAAAACAGACAGTTGTAACGAACCGTGCCGGGCGAGTTGCAATGAAATAGTGTTCAAGGGTCCTTGACCCATGCACCCAGATTAGGAGAGCGGCACCTCTCTTGATCTGGGTTTTTTATTGCTATTTTTAGGAGCGGCAAAATGAGTGTAGAAGCCACGTCGTGGGCATGGAAACAAAATTGCTCACCGACAGAGAAACTTGTGCTGATTGCCTTTGCAGACCACGCTGACAACGAAGGGGTATGCTGGCCGGGAATGCAGGGGATAGCAAAAAAAACAGGGGTTTCAAGACGGACGATTATCAGGGTGGTAAAATCCCTGAACGACAAAAAACTACTTTTCTACAGAAAAAGGACAGCCCAAGGGATAAAAAAAACAAACCTCTATACCCTTCCGATCCACGATGTGACACAGTGTCACAACGATGTGACATTGACGACCGCACCGTGTGACATTGACGACATATACGAGGTGACACAGTGTCACATAAACCGTAATAAAGAACCATCATATAAACAACCACCAGACATTGTCCCTTTTCAGAAAATTATAAAACACCTGAACGAAAGGACCGGGAAGTCATTCCGGCCCACAACACCGAAGACCCGGCAGATCATTCAGGCGCGGTGGCGAGAGGGTTTCCGGCTGGCAGATTTTGAAAGTGTCATTGACACCAAAACGGACCAATGGAGAGGGGACCCTAAAATGGTGGAGTATCTGCGACCGGAGACGCTTTTCGGGACAAAATTCGAGGCGTACCTGAACCATGGGGACGGAGATCAGACGGCCAATTTGTCACCGTATCGGCAAATGCCGAACCTGCTGGATTGACGCCATGGACATCGACAACGAAAAAGCTGTGCTCGGCTCATGTTTTATTGACGAGGAAGCCCTTGATATTGCCCTGTCAACCCTGAGTGTGAAAGATTTCGCGCTGCCGTCTCACCAGACGCTGTTTACGGTCATGTCACAGATGGCAGAAGGGCAGATACCCCCGGACTTGGTGACCCTAACAACAGAGCTTCGCAAATGCGGGGCTCTGGATAAAGTTGGTGGGGTTATGTACTTAGCTGAGTTGATGGATTTTGTCCCATCCTCCGCCGTTATCGGATATTCCTGCAAGCAACTAAAGGAGGCGTCAAAAAAGCGCCAGTTGATGAATATTGCCAAGGCCATTGAGCGCAACGCAGATCTGCCAGCTGACGAGTTGCAGGCGAAAATCGAAGCCTCATTGTTCGACATGCACGCGGGAAAATGTGGGCCGGAGATTATCAAAAGCACGGTAGCAAGAGCCATGAACGAAATTGAAATAGCCAGCAAAAACAAAGGGAATATATCAGGGATAAAAACTGGGTTTAGACAGTTGGATATATCCTTGAACGGGCTAAATCCTCCTGATTTGATCGTACTTGCCGGTCGGCCATCAATGGGTAAGTCGGCTATGATGGGAAATATTATCGAAGGGACTTCGGTGGACAGAAAAATTCCTGCGGTTATATTCTCACTCGAAATGAGTAAGGAACAGTTAGTCAAAAGAATGATTTTCGGTCGGGCTAGGGTTGAGGGGGCAAGGGCCAGGGTTGGAAATTTCGAGGAAAAAGACTGGTCGAAAATGACAAGCCAGCAGGCTATTTTATCGTCTGCTCCTGTATTTATAGACGATACGCCAGGGCTTCACGTTTCAGAGCTCAGGGCCATGGCTCGCAGATTGAAGAGGAAGGAGGGAATCGGCCTTATTTGCATCGACTATCTGCAACTGCTTAGGGGCGAAGGACAAAACCGGGTACAGGAGGTCGGCTTTATATCCCGGAGTTTGAAGGGGATGGCAAAGGAATTGAACGTGCCTGTCGTCGCGCTGTGCCAGCTGTCCCGGAAACTGGAAGAGCGCACAAATAAACGCCCGGTTATGTCTGACCTCAGGGATTCCGGCGAAATAGAACAGGATGCAGACACCATCATTTTTATGTACCGGGACGCGGTTTACAATGAGAAGGCCGATTCAAGGCAGGCGGAAGCCATCATTGCCAAGCAGCGCAACGGGCCAACGGGGACCGTCCCGCTGTCGTGGCACGGCGAATATTCACGATTTGAAAACAAACAGGAGGGATCATGGACAAGCTGAAAAGCATCAAAACCAAACTCAGGATTTTGAAAGCGGCCAGCTACGAAAACGCGCAATGGTTGGTGTCCGAGGTTGAACGTCTGGAAAAAGCCCTGGCCGAAACGGAACGGCGGTGGCGCCAGGACCGTTGCACATG